TACCCTCAAGACCACTGAGGGTGATCACACTATTCAATGCGAGAGTGATCAATACATTCTTGATGCTGCTGAAGAAGCGGGAGTTGATATGCCTTACTCCTGTCGTGCCGGTGCTTGTTCTACATGTGCTGGTAAAATTATCAGTGGAACAGTTGATCAGAGTGATCAATCTTTCTTGGATGATGATCAGATTGAAGCAGGATTTTTACTTACATGTGTGTCTTATCCCACATCTGATTGTGTAGTTGAAACAGAAAAAGAAGAGGAACTTTACTAATGTCGGTCACTTTACGTTTTAAAATTCTAGATGCACTTCGTGCTGATGCTGTCGGTAACATTGCCAAAGCAAAAGCTAACATAGAAGTTTATCTGGAAAACCCTGTAGGTATCGGTGAGCATCCCGATGTACTTGCTGCCATTCAAGATCAACTTGATGTGATTGCCCACGAAGAAGAACGCATTGAAGTTCTTGATAAGCACTTTGTCTAAATAGAATTGAATATCGTCGCCGCAGAGGGTCCTGGTCACAGTCAGGTAACCCTCTTTTTTCTTGCTTATAAATATAATTAAAGTCTGTCCTGATGAAAACATATAGGGATTTAAAACTTACTCTCCGATACAACCAGCAATTAAATCCTAAGATCTGGGTCGGTGAAGCAATGAAACCTGAAGTCAGGCAGGGACTAGTTCGTATTGCCGAGGAGTGGGCAGAGTTTGCAAATATTCCTAGTGGTGCTATAATTGATGTAGTGCTAGTAGGTGGCAATGCCAATTACAATTATACTAAGTATTCTGATCTGGACCTTCATCTTATTGTTTCCAAGGAAGACATTGCCGATTGTCCTGATCTCATTGATGATTACTTACGAGACAAGAAACAACTCTGGGCTCTCACCCATAATATTCAGATCTATGGACACGATGTTGAACTCTACGCTCAAGATAGAAGAGACCCAACCCCCTCAGGTCAAGGAGTATTCTCCCTGATGAATAGTTTGTGGTTGCGTCGTCCCACATATCAGGATGTGAACCTTGCTGATGCTAACATTGCCAAGAAGGTAATGCACTATATGGAGAAGATTGATTTCCTGATTGATAATAGGGCAGACGACCGCGAGGCATTTGAAAAACTTAAAGAGAAACTGCGTGACATGAGATCATCTGCCATCCAACGTGGTGGTGAGTTTGCTGTAGAAAACCTTGTGTTTAAAGAACTACGCAACCGTGGGTATCTGGATAAAATGTCAGCACATCTAAGAAATCTTAAGGTTTCCAGCTTGTCAATTGACTGACCTCGTGGTATGATGAGAGTTGAATTCTAGGAGTCTATGTCGGTACAACTTGTACTTTTAAAGTCCGGCGAAGAACTTGTCGCTGACATTCGTGAGATTGTTGATCGCGATACGCAACTTCCAATCAGTACAGTGTTAATCAAACCTGTTCGTGTTACAGTGGTTAAGCAAGGAGTCCTAACTGAGGGCGCTTCTCAACCATCGGATAGTGTTCTCAGTTTCGTTCCTTGGTTGGCAACGTCACAATCTGAAGAATATTTTATTCCGAAAGATTGGATCGTCACCGTGTGTGACCCCCAAGATAATATCAAAGAAAGTTACATTAAAAACATAGGAGTTCGTGATGACAGTAAAAGTTCTATTGATGAAGACGGGTCAGTATCTGATCTCGGAGATTGAAGAACGTCCAGATGAGGAACCTGATTGTATTCTCATCAATCCTAAAGTGGTGATTGGATTTATTCCAGATTTTGTTATGGAAAACTTTGTTCCATATTCACATCAAAAGCAGATTCCTATTAGGTCTACTGATATTATTACTATCGTAGATCCTATGGATAGTCTGCTAAAATTATATAATGATGCTATTACTTGATGGATTTCTATACTAATGTTGCTATCATCAACGATAAAATTTTGTATCGTGGTTTTAGCGGAGGTGAAAGAGTGGAGTGTCGTGAAAATTTCTCTCCAACTCTTTATGTTCCATCTAAAAATGAAACGAAATATAAAACTCTTGAAGGCAACTATGTAGAACCTATCAATCTTGGTAGCATTAAAGAAGCGAAAGAATTTGTTGATACTTATGATGGGGTAAATAATTTTACCATCTATGGAAATACAAAATACTTGTATCAGTGTATTCTGAACAAGTATCCTAAGGAAGTAGATTACGATTTCAATAAACTTAATATCATGTCACTTGATATTGAGACCACTTCAGAGAATGGATTTCCTAGTGTTGAGGAAGCACGGGAAGAAATTCTTTGTATCACGGTAAAAGACTTTATTAGTAAGAAGATTATCACTTGGGGGTGTGGTGAGTTTGAGAACTCACGCGACGATGTTCAGTACATCTATTGTCAGAATGAACGTGAACTTCTTATTAAGTTTCAGGAATATTGGGTGCAGAAGACTCCTGATGTTGTGACTGGATGGAACGTTAAGTTCTTTGATATTCCATTCATCTGCCGCCGCATGGATCGTGTGCTTAGTATGAAGCACATGAGAGCATTGTCTCCGTGGAACTCTGTGCGTGAGCGCGAGCTACATGTCAAGGGTCAGAAGAAAATTTACTATGATCTTATTGGTGTAGCAACTCTAGATTACTATGATTTGTATCAGAAGTTTACCTATACTAATCAGGCATCTTATCGTCTAGATCATATTGCTTTAGTTGAACTTAATCAACAAAAGTTGGATCATAGTGAGTTTGAGAACTTTCAGGACTTCTATCGTAGTGATTGGCAGAAGTTTATTGAGTACAACATCCATGACGTTGAACTTGTAGACATGCTGGAAGATAAGATGAAACTGATTGAACTCGCTGTTACTATGGCATATGATGCCAAGGTGAACTTTGAGGATGTATTCTATCAGGTTCGTATGTGGGATAGTATCATCTATGATGCCTTGACACAAGAGAACATCGTCATTCCTCCTAAGACTGAGAGCACTAAAGATCAGCAGTATGCTGGTGCTTATGTGAAGGAACCTAAACCAGGCATTTATGATTGGGTTGTGAACTTTGACCTTAACTCTTTGTACCCGCATCTTATCATGCAGTATAATATATCTCCTGAGACCCTTCTGGATGACCGTGTGAGCGGCATTAACGTAGACAAACTACTTAACCGCGAGATTGATACTAGCACCTTAGATGGCGTTACTATGTGTCCTAACGGAACTTTGTTTACTACGAAGAAGCAGGGTTTCCTGCCAAAATTGATGGAGAAGATTTACAATGAGCGTACAATTTATAAGAAGAAGATGCTTGCTGCCAAGCAAGAGTATGAAAATACTAAAGATCCGCAACTGATTAAGGATATCGCCAAGTATAATAACATTCAGATGGCACGTAAGATCCAACTGAACTCTGCTTATGGTGCTATTGGTAATGAATACTTCAGGTATTTCCGACTGGAAAATGCTGAAGCAATCACTCTGTCGGGACAGTTGTCAATCCGATGGATTGAAAACAAAATGAATGAGTATCTTGGAAAGATTTTAAAGACCGAGGGTAAAGACTATGTTATTGCTGTGGATACTGATTCCATCTATCTTGATCTGGGTGATCTGGTCAAGAATGTATTCAAGGGAGGAACGCCGTCTGATAAGAAAGTTGTCAATTTCCTTGATAAGATCTGTAAGGTGGAACTTGAAACTTATATTGAAAGTTGCTACCAAGAACTGGCGACGTATGTAAATGCTTATGAGCAGAAGATGGTAATGAAACGCGAGAACATCGCTAACCGTGGCATCTGGACTGCTAAGAAGAGATACATTCTTAATGTATGGGATAGTGAGGGTGTTCGTTATAAGGAACCTAAGATGAAGATCATGGGACTGGAGACGCAACGTTCTTCTACCCCTGCATACTTTAAGGATAAACTACTTAAGGCATATAAAATTTTGATTGAGGGAACTAATGATGATATGATTGAGTATATTGCAGGCATTAAATCTGATACTCGTAAACAAAATTACCTAGATATTGCATTCCCGAGAGGTTGTAATAATCTTGGTACTTACAGAAGTTATTCACAAATTTATAACAAGGGCACACCTATTGCTGTCCGAGGTTCATTATTGTATAATCACTATCTCGGAAAGTATAAAATTGCTAATAAGTTTCCTCTTATCCAAGAAGGAGAAAAAATCAAATTCATCTATCTGAAGAAACCCAATCCGATTGGGGAGAACGTTATCTCATTCTTCAACACGCTTCCGAAAGAATTTGGTTTGGATAACTATATTGATTATAACCTGCAGTTTGAGAAGTCTTTCTTGGATCCTCTCAAAAATGTGCTAGACTGTATTGGTTGGAAGCATGAGCGTATAGGCACACTAACTAGTTTCTTTTCGTAATTATTATGTCATTTTTAAACAACGTTATCAAGGAGTTAGATAATGAATTTGCGTCAATTGTTGATGAAGGCATCGCCGCAGGAGATTGTAATACTTTTGTGGACACCGGTTCTTATATCCTCAATGCTCTTGTGTCTGGGAGCATATTTGGTGGTCTCCCACAAAACAAAGTTACCGCCGTTGCAGGTGAATCCAGTACAGGAAAAACTTTCTTCGCACTATCAATCGTAAAAAACTTTCTTGAGCAAAATCCTGAAGGTCAGGTAATTTATTTTGAGTCTGAGTCTGCTATCTCTAAAGACATGATGGCAACTCGCAATATTGATGTGAAGCGTGTCGGTCTTGTCCCCGTAACAACGGTTCAGGAGTTTCGCACTCAAAGTATTAAGATCGTTGATGAGTATAATAAACTTAAGAAAGAGGATCGCCCACCGCTTTTATTTGTGCTAGACTCTTTGGGTATGCTATCAACCTCCAAGGAAGTTGCTGATGCATCTGATGGTAAGGAGACCCGTGACATGACTCGCGCTCAGGTAATTAAATCTATCTTTAGAATTTTGTCACTGAAGCTGGGTCAGGCAGGCATTCCTTTGATTGTTACTAACCACACTTATGAAGTTGTCGGTGCTTATGTCCCAATGAAAGAAATGGGTGGTGGTAGTGGTCTTAAGTATGCTGCTTCTAGCATTCTGTTCCTCTCTAAGAAGAAAGAAAAGGATGGTACAGAACAGATTGGTAACATCATTAAAGTGAAGGCACATAAGTCTCGCTTCACTAAAGAAAATTCTATTGTAGAAACGAGGTTATTCTTTGACGAACGTGGACTTGACAAGTATTATGGACTACTGGAATTGGGTGAGAAGCACGGAGTCTTTGAGCGTATTGGGAACCGTGTTAAGACTGAGCATGGGAATGTATATCCTTCGGTTATCTACAAAGAACCTGAGAAGTATTTTACCCCAGAAATCCTCCAAGCACTTGATGAGTGCGCCAAGAAAGAGTTCTGCTATGGATCTTAATGGAAGCAATTGAAAGCACTATTATTAAGAACTTAGTTGGGGATGATAATTATGTCCGTAAGGTAATTCCCTATATCAAACCAGAATACTTTAACGATTATTCTGATAAAATTTTGTTTGATATCATTAACAACTTTGTTGTGACTTATGGTCAGACTCCAACTAAAGAAGTTCTTGCTATTGAAGTAGATAATCGTAAGGATTTGAATGAGGATTCATACAAAGAGTTGCAGGGTAAAATTCAGGACATTGATAATACTGAAGTTGACTCTCAGTGGTTGTTAGACTCTACTGAAAAATGGTGCAAGCAACGTGCAGTTTACTTGGCACTATTAGATAGTGTGAAGATTGCTGATGGTCAGGATGAGAAGAGAACTGAAGATGCGATTCCATCAATCCTTCAGGAAGCACTTGCAGTTTCATTTGATGATCATATCGGACATGACTACATAGAGGATTATGAACGTCGTTACGAATATTACCACAGAAATGAAAACAAACTCCCGTTTGACCTCTCCCTATTTAATAAAATTACGAAGGGCGGTCTGGTTAACAAGAGTCTTAACGTCGCACTTGCTGGCACTGGTGTGGGTAAGTCTTTGTTTATGTGTCACATGGCCGCTGCGTCACTCCTTCAAGGTAAGAACGTCCTTTATATCACATTGGAAATGGCAGAGGAGAAGATCGCTGAACGTATTGACGCGAATCTGCTCAACGTAAATATCAAGGATATTGAAGATCTACCTGAGCAACTATTTGAATCTAAGGTTCAGAGACTGGCACAGAAGACTAATGGTAAGTTAATCATTAAAGAGTATCCCACTGCATCTGCACACAGTGGACACTTTCAAGCACTTCTTAATGATTTGTCATTGAAGAAGAGTTTTAAACCTGATATTATCTTCATTGATTATCTCAACATTTGTGCATCATCACGATACAAAGGAGCACTAGTTAATTCTTATACTTATGTCAAAGCAATTGCAGAAGAACTTAGGGGACTTGCGTGTGAGTTTGATCTCCCTATTGTTTCGGCTACTCAGACTACTCGTTCTGGGTATGGTAGCAGTGATGTTGATCTTACTGATACCTCTGAGTCTTTTGGACTTCCTGCTACTGCAGATCTTATGTTTGCTCTTATCTCTACAGAAGAACTTGAAGGTATCAACCAACTCATGGTTAAGCAACTCAAGAACCGATATAACGATATCAACTTATTCAAAAGATTTGTAGTGGGTATTGACAGAGGGAAGATGAGGTTGTATGATGTAGAGGACTCTGCCCAAGTTGACATTGTTGACTCAGGGCAAGAGCAATATGACTTTGAAGAAATATCAAAGTCTCAAACACCCACAGCAAAATTTACTGATTTTAAATTTAATTAATATGACTATTGATCTTAACAAATATGTTGAGTTTGTGGACGGAACCACCTCAAATCCTAGTAAAGACTATTCTGAATTTGTTGATCGTCTGATCCAACTGAACCAGGAAGACTTTCCTACTGAGCGTCTGCTGACTGCTGCTGTGGGTATGTCTGCTGAAGCAGGTGAATTTACTGAGATTGTGAAGAAGATTGTTTTCCAGGGTAAACCTGTAAACAATGAAAACCTGTTTCATCTGAAACGTGAGCTTGGGGACATCATGTGGTATGTTGCACAAGCTTGTATTGGTCTCAACATTCCGCTTGAGGAAATCATTCAGATGAATTTTGAAAAACTGAGTGCTCGTTACCCCGAGGGAACATTCAGTATTGAACGATCAGAGAATCGTGTAACAGGAGATCTCTAATAAATACCCCCGTAAGGGGGTTTTTTAATGGCGTTTTCTATTCGTCCCAGAAGTAAGCAGGAAATATATCAAGTAAACAGTTATAAAACTGATAAGATTGGTTTGATCGCAGACCTTTATGAGTATCTAACATCTAAATTTAATGTTGATCGTCCGCTTATTTTAAATGATGCTAATGGTGGTAACAAAGTAAAAGTACATCCAGAGATAGCACAAGTATCTAATCTCAATGAATCACAATTAAAGTCTCGTGCTAAAACAACTCTTACTGTTGCTTATGGTGTGGGTAGTGGGGCAGGAAGAGCAAGATATAATATGGGTAATGCTGCAGAAGGAATTCTAGCAGCAGCGATTGCTGCAAGATTTATCAATAAAGGACAGAGAATTAGTGAAAGACATATTTTAGATGTATTGAGTACTCAGTATAGATCATTATCATCTGATCATAAAGAAAGTTTTCATGTGTTTAAGTCAGAAAACTTTAAGACTTCCAGAGAAAATAGTAGAATGATTCCTGATGATGATGTTGAACTGACAATTAAACTTTCTCCTATCAATATGTCATTAGTGTTCTGCGAGCAATTATTGGAACAGGATGAAAGAGCACAGGGCATTATGGATCGCATGAATATCATGACACCTTGTGTTCAGTATGCTAACTCCAGAGAAATTTCTCAGTTAGCAAACGTCATGTATCACAATAGAGTCTATAATAAAATTGAAGTTGATGCAGATGGTGTAGGGGGAGAATTGACTACAAAGGTTGATATCTTCCTTAGAATTGATGGGCAAAAACATATTGAAATTCCTGGTAGGTATGGTAATCAAAAATTAAATATTACACAGATTTCACTTAAACGTGAGGTTAATCAGTTTGCTCAAGTAGGTGGGTGGGATATTGAGACTGTTAATAACTTTTGGGGTGAGATTCTTAATGAAAATTTGATGAGCAATGCTCAGATTCAGAGGATATATTCTACTCATGCTGCTGGTAATTACTCTGACACTAAACGTCATGCTGCTGCTGTGATGACAGATGTATACCAATGGGCTCACACTAAAATTCAACAGAAGTTTAGTAATGCTTCTTGGAGAGAACACTTCGTTAATAAACTTGACGAGTTTGCTACTAAGAATGAGGAGAATGTAAAACTTGTAGAGATTACTGGATCTACCTATGAGAAATTTGATTTCTCTAGATTGCATGAGGCACTGAATGGTAGACCAGATCTTGATGTTGAACCCAATTTACAGTTAAGATCAACTTACAATACATCAGTTCCTAGAGATCCTACTGTCGGAGTACCTTTACCGTCAGTTGTAATTAGTGCTAGAAATAAAAATGATAATGAAATTTATGATCTAGTACAATTTAGACATAAGATTGAGTGGGGTGGCACTGCTATTCGTAATTATGTTGAGAAACAAAAAGGTTTATCGGAATACATTGCGGGTAGATGAGTAAGAACACACACCTAGAACACTTAGAAGATAGTATTCTCCTGGACGGGCAGGATGGGGCAAAGGATGCATTTACATTCTTGGATCTTCTAGCAAAAACTTTTACTACAGGATCACAAAGTAACTTTAAAATTACTACGAAGTGGGATGGCGCACCTGCTATCTTCTGTGGTAACTATCCTGGCAGCACTAACTTCTTTGTCGGAACAAAGTCTGTCTTTAACAAAGATGCCAAGGTCAACTTTATTGATGATGACATTGATAAGAATCATGGACATGCTCCAGGTCTTGTGGAAAAACTAAAAGCAGCATTAAAATACTTTCCTTCTCTGGGCATAAATGGTGTTGCTCAAGGTGATCTTTTATTTACAGGTGATAAAAAAGAGGTGGTTATTAATGGCACAAAGTGTATATCATTTCAACCGAATACAATTACATATTGTATTCCAGAAAGCAGTGCATTATATGAGAAGGCAAAGAAAGCAAAGATTGGTGTAGTATTTCACACCACATATAGAGGTGCTGATGTTAGTAGTATGAATGCCTCGTTTGGTTTTGATGTAGATACACTTAAAACTAATGATGATGTTTTGGTGTTGAGTGCTGAAACTGGAGAACTGGGCAGAGATACTTTACTTAGCAATCAAGAGCGTGAAAAATTAATGCGGTTGAGATCTCAGGCACCTCCTCATTTAAGAACGTCAGGATCATTTTTAAATGAGATAGCAGCACAGATTGTTCTTAAGGATCAGTTGACTGTAGGACCACGACTGAAAATTTTCTTCAATGCTTATGTTCGTCAAGGTAGATCAGTTCCCACTCCAGATGTATTCTTTAAAGAGTTCACAAAATATTTTGAGACTGAATGTCAGAAGGCAGTTGATAAAGTAAAAACTCCGAAAGCAAAGGCAACTAAACTCAAGAAAATGTTTGATGGTCTAGAGTTTATTGAAAAAAATAAGAATGCTTTGAATGGCACCGTACAACTATATAAGTTATTACAAGACGCCAAATTAGTATTCATTCGTAAACTTGAAAAGGGCGAAAGGATTAAGACTTTCCTCAAGACCGAAGGTGGGTATGAGATTACCGCACCAGAAGGTTATGTTGCTATCAGTGATGGTACTAATGCTGTGAAGTTAGTTGATCGTCTGTCATTCAGCGTGGCGAACTTCAATGTATCTAAAGATTGGGTAGCAGGAGACAAATGAAACGAGTAGTTATTACATGGGGTAGATTTAATCCACCTACAATCGGACATGAAAAACTTTTTGATAAGGTAAAGGATATTGCTTCTGGCGATGATTTTTTTATCTATCCTTCACACACTCAAGATAAGAAAAAGAATCCTCTAACACATCAGCAAAAGTGTGACACCTTGAGAAAAATGTTTCCTCGGTATAAAGATAACATTATACAAGATTCTAATTTAAATACAATTATTAAAGTACTACAGTCATTGCAAGGAACTTATCATGACTGTGTATTAATTCTTGGTAGTGATCAAGTAAGACCTTTTGAGTTTACTAAGAGGCAAAATGGTATTGATTATACATTTAGAAAATATGAAATACAATCTGCGGGGGAGAGAGATCCAGATGCTGATGGTGCTGCGGGGATGTCTGCAACAAAAATGAGATCCGCAGCAGTTCAGTTTGATTTCAAATCATTTAGGAATGGGATTCCTCCGTCAATGACTGATGCTGATTGTAAAAAACTCATGAACCAAATTAGAGATATTATGTTAAAGTAAATAAGATAAATAGTTTGATAGAATCTAAGTATTAATGTATAACTTTTCAGATTACACTAAAAAGGTTTACATCCGTGAACAATATTACAACGATGAGATCTTCCCAGAAGGGATGAAAGTTCGTAATGGAAATGATAGGGTAGGCACT